TGATCACAAAGGTTGCCACCGACCCCATAGACAACCTTCCTGAATGGGAGGTGGTCGAAGAACCATGGCAGTTCATGGCAGCATGTCATGAGTACTACCATTGCTGTATCCTGTGTGACAAACAGACAACTGGTCTGATGGTTGCAGTAGATGCTACGTGTTCTGGTCTACAGATCCTGGCTGGTCTTGCTAAAGATCAATCTACTGCTAGTCTTGTCAATGTCTGTCCTGGCGATCGACCGTCTGACGCTTACAAAGCGGTAGCCGAGGAAGCCAAGAAGTATCTCCCTGCTGAGCTACATCCTTGGATGACACGGAAAACCACAAAGAGAACAGTCATGACCATCCCATACAATGCGACCAGATCATCCTCATGGGGGTACATCAGGGAAGCATTGGTTGAGCAAGGCTTTGAGCCTGAAAAGTCTCAAGTAAGTGAGGTGGTCAGTGCTGTTTACCAAAGCATGGATGCAATCGTGCCTGGTCCTATGCGTGTCATGCGCTGGATCAAGGCTCATGTTGGTCAGTACATCCGAAGCGGTGCTACTGAAGTTGAGTGGACTACACCCTCTGGGTTTGTAGTCAATCAGCAGAGGAACAAGCGAGAGACAGAACGTCTCAAGCTACAGTTACTGGGTACCACACAGGTCACCTTGTCTGTCGGTGATGGCGATCCTTGCCCTAACCGTCACAAGTCCAGTACTGCTCCGAATCTGATCCACAGCCTAGATGCGTCCATCCTCCACGAAACATTTCAGAGATTCAATGGACCATTCACAGTCATCCATGACTCGGTGCTTTGTAGAGCAACTGACATGGGAACACTCAATCAGCTCGTGCGAGAGACCTACACGGACATCTTCACACGTGACTGCTGGCTATCCAAGTTTGGTGAAGCTATTAACGCAGCTGAGCCACCGCCAATCGTCGGGACACTAGACCCTGAGGTGGTCGAAGACTCCACCTATTTTTTCTGCTAACTTTCCACTATCATCATGGCGACTCACGTCACTAAAGAACCTGTAGTCCTTGATGGCTACCAAGCTATCCTCAAGCCGTCTGAGTACGGTCACACCCTCACTGCACTGCTCCCCAAGGAAATCGTTGATGCCCTTGAGGACGAGCGTGTGGGTGGTCTTGAGTGGGCTAAAAGCAAAGCCAAGAACCCTCGTCGTGTCACCGTCAAGCCTGAGCCTTGGGAAGAGGTGACCGAAGGCATGTACCAATGCAAGTTCCGCTGGAAGGAGGGCGACAAAGTTGTACCTGTTATCGTGGACACTGAAGGCACTGCCATCACTGACACTTCTCTGCCGCTCTATAGCGGTTCTAAGGTCAAACTCGCCTTCATCCAGAAGCCGTATTGCCTTCCTGCTGGTGACATCGGTACCTCTCTTAAACTCAAAGCCATCCAGGTCGTGAGTTTGAACACTGGTGCTGGTGTCCAGGACAGCGGCGACATGGATGCTGAAGAGGCGACCGAACTGTTCGGTACCACCCGAGGCTTCAAGACCTCTGAGCCTAACCCTGAGGCTGCTCCTGCCTCTGTCAACATTGACGAGGACTTCTGATGCGTAGTCGCCTGGAAGAACAGGTGGCTGAGCTTCTTACAAACCTCAACATTGAATACGGCTACGAGCCTGACAAATTCAATTACGTCATCGAGGCTAAATACACCCCTGACTTCAAGGTTGGGGACATTTACCTTGAGACCAAGGGCTTCTTCAAACCAGCTGATCGTCGCAAGATGCTCGCTGTCAAGAAGTGCAACCCTGATCTCGACGTACGCCTGGTCTTCCAAGCGCCATACAATAAGATCAGTAAGAACTCTAAGACTACCTACGCCGCATGGGCCGACAAGAACGGCTTCCAGTGGTGTCCCTACTACGACATCCCTCTTGACTGGTTAAATGAAACCAAAGCAGCTGACCTTTCAAAGCAAGAAAAAGAAAAGCCGAAAACCACCAAAAGGCGCTAAGCCTTATCGTGGTCAAGGCCGACGATGAACGAAGACTCTGAGTTTCTTCGTCATGAGCCCTGCCCTGCATGCGGTAGCAGTGATGGCTTGGCACGTTATGATGACGGCCATGCCTACTGCTTCGTATGTGGGGCATACGAGCATGCAGATGGCGAAGACCATTCCACTTATACCAACGTCATGATTCAAGGACAGCCTGTCAGCTTAGCCAAGCGAGGCATCTCTGAGGAAATATGTCGCAAGTACCGTATCCACAAGGATGGGGACGTGCTGCGCTTCCATTACTTTGACAACAGTGGCACGGTGTGCGCTGCCAAGGTCAAGAGCATTGACAAGACTTTTCACTGGGAAGGCAAGAATGTCGATCACCAGTTGTTTGGTCAGCATCTCGTTCCTGACAAGGGCACACGCATCACCATCTACGAGGGTGAGCTGGACGCAGCATCAGGTGCTGTAGCCATGCCCACCTGGCCTCATGTGTCCCTCCCTGATGGTGCACCTGCGGCAAAGAAAGCCATTCAGCGGGTCCTACCGCTGCTGCAGGGCTACGAAGAAGTGGTCCTGTTCTATGACAACGACGAGCCTGGTCGCAAGGCTGCAGAAGAGTGTGCTCAGATCCTGCCGCCAGGCAAGGTGAAGATCGCTCGCATGGAGAAGTACAAGGATGCTTCCGATGCGCTGCAAGCCAAGGATCCTGAGGCTATCCGTCGTGCTGTATGGGACGCCAAGACATACCGTCCTGACGGCATTGTGGATGCCAAAACACTGCTCGATGACCTGACCACACCAGAAGAACCCTGCCTGCATGAGTACCCATTTCAAGGACTACAATCAAAGCTTCGAGGGATCAGGCTGGGTGAGCTTACTACGATCACTGCGGGATCTGGTATCGGTAAATCCTCGTTCTGTCGTGACCTTGCAACTCACCTTCTTAATCAAGGAGAACGGGTCGGTTACGTGGCGTTGGAAGAATCCAACCGCCGTACGGCCCTAGGCTTGATGTCCGCTGCCACTGGGCAGTCCCTACATATCGGAGAACATGACCGAGCTACTCTCACCAAGGCGTATCAGGATTCTATTGCTCAGTGGAATCTCTTTCTTTTCGACGGGTTTGGTTCTTTTGATCCTGATGTCATATACAACAGAATTGAGTACCTTGCCACAGGGCTTGAGGTGCGTGTTGTATTCCTTGATCACCTCAGCATCCTGCTCAGCGGGCTAGACGGCGATGAACGCCGCATGCTGGACATCACCATGACTCGTCTCCGCTCCCTGGTTGAACGCACAGGGATCACCTTGTTCCTTGTATCCCACTTGCGGAGAACGTCTAATGACACAAACCACGAGGAAGGAGCCCGCGTCACACTCGGACAGCTACGCGGATCAGCTTCGATTGCTCAGCTCTCGGATTCAGTCATCGCACTGGAGCGAGATCAACAGAGCGGACCTGAACGAAATGGCACAACAGTGCGCGTCCTTAAGAATCGCTATTCAGGCGAGGTTGGTGTCGCGTGCCAATTAACTTATGATCTCTCTACCTGTCGCTTCACTGAACATGAAATTGAAGCAGAATTCGACCCATCCACTGACTTCTGACTACCTGGCATACTCTATGATGTTGCAGCGTCCTAACCCTCCCACTGCGGAGGATGTGGCGCGTGCTAAGTTTGTAGACAAGACCTATGTCTGGAAGCCAGGCAAATGAAACTCGCTTACGACATTGAAACCGATGGCTTTGATTCCACCCGTGTTCACTGTCTGGTCACACAAGATCTCGACTCTGGTCAAGTTATTCAATACAATGACCAGGGTGGTGAGTGTGAGACCATCACTACAGGGGTTAACATCTTGGCTCAAGCGGACCTCATCGTTGCCCACAACGGCATCGGATACGACACGCCTCAGCTCAAGAAACACTACCCCTTCTTCCACTATCATCACCAAATCGACACCCTCATCCTCAGCCGATTCTTCCACACCAACCTCCTTGACATAGACCTCAAGAGAAAGTGGGCAATGATGCCTGCAAAACTCTATGGGTCACACAGCCTCGAAGCCTACGGGTATCGACTGAACTG